GTGGAAGCGACTCGATATTTACTTTCTACAAATTCGTGGAAGGATTTATCACTTAGTACTGGCAACCAAAATTCTTTAGTTTCAGTATCTTTAATTCGGTGTTTTTCACCAACTTCTCCGGTCTCTTGATTAACTTTTGCATACCAACCATTGGTTGGTTTTACGACATGACCAGATTCAAGTGCGAGGTCAAGTAAACCGGACCATTTACTAATACCACCCTCAAATGAGACAGAAACAGGTATCTTTGATTTCTCTTTTACATAACGTGATTTTTCTACATTGATAATAAAGTTGTAACCGGTAATTTCTGTACCTTCTTTTTCTTGTTGTCGACCAATAATAAAAATATTATCAGCAGAATAGTAAGAACCTGTTCCACCACCGACAATATCTTTCGGAAACATACCGATTTCTTTGTATGTATGGTTCACAACAATCATTGGAATATCCTTTAAAGAAAGGTGTGGTGTTACCATACGGAATAAACTTTTAACTTGTTTTGCTCTAGACATATCCGCAACAGATTTTTGTTCCAAAGCATCTTCGACTTCTTTCTTTGATGCAAGATTACCAATAGAATCCACAACAATAATTAACCTGTCTCCCCGTTCTAGGTTTGTTAATTGATTCATAATATCAAACTTCAGTTGTTCTATATCGGTGATTGGTGTATGCAAAACACGATTGGTATCGATACCAAATGAATCAAAGTAAGACTGAGGAGTACCAAATTCACTATCATAAAATAGTAGAGCGGCATCATCATATTTCTCCAAGTAAGATTTTGCCATCAACAGACTAAATGCAGTCTTGAAGTGCTTTGATGGTCCCGCCCACATGGTCAGTCCTGGTGTCAATCCACCACTCAATCGACCAGAAAGTGCCACATTTACAATGGGCACAGGAGTAGGAATCATATCTTTCTCATTGAAAAACTTCGATTGAGACAGAATAGCTGAATCTTTGATACTACTATTCTTTTTAATTTTATCTAGAATGCTCATGTTTAATCCTTATGAAAAGAAATCTTCAATCGAATTTGTTTTCTCCGCAGACCAATTCATACAATCAAGAATTACTCTAATCGGTTCCAAAAACGATTTTTCAAATTGTACATCATAATCAATATATTTGTCAAGACCAAATTCTTTTGGTAATCTACCAGGATAAGAAATTACCATATCTTTGAAATGATTGGGCATTTTTAGATATGTGAATTTGATTTTTTCACCTTCTTGAATGAGAGGATATTTCTTTGTTAATTTCATCTCTTTCAGATAATGATTATATAGAATTGCACCCTTCACATGAATCGGTGTTCCTTTGGTGTATAGATTTACCGAATCTGAATAAGTTTTGAGTCCATTCAAACCACGAGGAAAAGAAATTTCTTCTGGTGGTAATCTTTTAAATTCTTCCTTGAATTTCTGAATAAAGTCTTGTACTTCAGATTCGGTACCACGCATCATCAATTCAATTGTTTGACTCATTTTTTCGCGAATTGCAGAAGGTGTGGAAGACTTAATCATTTCTAGACCCATAACTTTCATGTATGGTTCATCGTATGCGACACCTTCATTGTTGTATACATTCAGAATATATCTTTTCTTGGCTGTCCAAACTCCTTTGTCGGCCAGGGCTTCTCGTTTCATTTGCATCTTCTGGTCATATGCATTAACATAATTTGCCAATTCTTCGTATGAATTATCGATATATGGTTGAATCTTGTCCTCACAAACACGATCCATGAAGTCAATAACTTTTTGTTTGGGCATCGAAACTTTTCCATCTGATCCGTAAACTTTGTTGACCAGATCACCCAAACGGAGATAAATTGAATCGGTGTCCGATGCAATAACATAATCAGCTTCCGTCTTCAGAAGTTTGTTCATATAATCATTAATCTTCGCTTCAATCCAACGAATTGACAATTGACCAGCAGTTGTTACACCAAGAGCCATTCGCAAATCATAAAATCGGAAATACTGTGAACCAAGAGCACCATAAGCAGAGTTCAATGAAACTTTTTTTGCTAACTGAAGATTATTATATCGTGCAATCTTCTTTTCAAGTTCATTTCTTACTTTTGGATCTTTTTCTTTCTGATATTCCTGTTTTGCAGAAATCATCATCTTCTTGAATTTCTTGCGATCTTCATACATTTCTTCCAACATCTTGGGTAAGAAACCTTGAATATCTGTGCGAAAGAATTGTCCATTTGGTGTAATTGTTGCACCAGTCAATTTTGACAAATCAGCTTTTTTGGCCAACAACTTATCAACACTGATACCTTGAGAAATGATATTTCGCATTTCTTCTGTATAATTTTCCGGTTCGATCAGAGTTTCTGGAGAAATATTATACTGCATCATGAGATGCGGATACAGACTGTTCAGATCGAAAGAGGCCACCCATTCATGCATTCCAACTTGTGGTACTTTAACATAAGCACCTTCAAAAGCAGAGTCTTTCTCTTTTACTTCTTTCGGAGGAACAACAATATTTTGTTGCAACAAATAGGAATATGTAAGAGAATCCCACATTCTTGTTTGCGCAAAAACGTCTTCATAATTTGACTTGGTATCATACGCAAGAGTTAAGGCCAACTCTAACAACTTCAGTTTATCTTCAAGTTTTAGAATCAGTTGTACGTCTTTGATGTTATACTCAATAAATTTCTGATAGTTCAGTTTGTAAAGTTGATGCAGGTTGTCATATTCATCATACGAAATCTTACCTTCACCGAGCTCGACATTTGCAATATTATCCAATCGATAAGATTCTTGTGATTTACCACCTGGCGCATACCATTTGTAGAGTTCAATGTAATCAAGAGAACCAACACCGACAATTTCATATGCTTTCATTTGTCGACCATTGATTACAGTATTTCTCTCAGAGATCATATTCCAAGGAGAAAGTTTCTTTGCATAATCTTCACCGAGAATGCGGTTGAATCGATTAATTAGATATGGAATATCAAAAAACTTGGTGTTCCAACCGGTGATAACATCTGGACATTTGTTCATCCAATCTTCAAGGAATCTCTTGCAAAGTGTCCATTCGTCCTTACATTTCACATAAGAAACATTATCATCATAGTTGTTGTAATCACCACATCCATAGACATAAGTATACCCATTCAGATAGGTTATGGTGATTGCGGTGATTGGTTCGTTTGCTTCGTAAGGATCTGGAAAACCATTTTCGGAACCAACTTCAATATCAACTACGGCAATAGAAATCAAATCTTGGTCCCACTCGACCATTTCGGGGTGTTGATCTGCTATGAAAGCATATTCATATCTGGTATTACCATAGATTTTGGTGGCATTCACTAAACCATCAAATTGTTTGGTGTATTCTCTCGCTTCATGAATACTATCGAAAACTTTTTTGTCGAGATATTTTCCATCCAGTGTTTTGTAATTGGTTACTTTCTTGGAGGGAATGTAAAGTGATGGTGTATAATCAATTTTTTGTTTGACTCTTTTACCGCCGATTACACCACGGTAAAGGATTTTACCACCGATAGATTGTACGTTTGTATAAAAACTCATGTAATAAGCTGTTTGTTGGGAACAATAATTCCAGAACCGAATATTTGATTATAATTATTGATAAAATCTTCGGCAGGAACATATGAGTATACAATATGTTTCTTCACCAAGGCAATAGTCGAACCTCTTTTTTGTTCGGCATGAATAGGAAATGGTGCAAAACCTACATTGGGAGCACCGTCCTGGCCACGAACAACTGCAATTCCTACTGGATTGACTAAGACAAATTCGGTTTCCGATTCGGATTCTATTTCACCTAGGATTTCTTCGCCGGTAATTAATTTCAATACAATTATATCCATAATTTAAATTCCCAATAAAAGTGGAGCGGGTAGGGAGAGTCGAACTCCGCGATCTTCAGCTTGGAAGGCTGTTGGTGGCCCCTTCACCTGTCTACCCGCATAAATAAGAGTGATACAATTATATATGATTTTGTTCGGACATGCAATATGTCCCTGAAACATTTACCAATGTTTTTTTTCATAACAAAATTAAAAGGAAATCAAATGAACTTCAAAAAGTTGGCTTTAGCCTTACTTTTTGTTATGGGTACAGCATTTGCGCAAACAACAAGTACGCAGAGTACAACCGGTGGAACAACAACAAGCACAACTACACCTATTAATCAAGGTAGTTATGATTCAAAGACATTAGTGGATACCAACTCCACTTCAAATAGCACAAGTACCGTTACCACAAACAATAATAGTACCAGTACAAGCACGACCACCAGTACAAGTACCGTCAACAGCACCAATGTCAACACAAACAATAATGTGAACAGCGGTACTGTGACTTACAATAACAATAATAACAATGTGCAAAGTGGAACAGTTACAAACATCAATCAAAATACCACAAATGGCACTATCACAAACAATAACAACAATGTGATGAGCGGTTCTGTTACTTACACAAACAATAATGTACAAAGTGGAACAGTTACAAACAATAACAACAATGTAAACACCAATACATCCTCATCAACAAATTCAAATACAAATTATAATATTAATAGTGGCACACAAACATTCAATAACAACAATGTAAGTACCAGCACTTCAACAAATACGAACCATAACATTAATTCTGGTACAATGACATATAACAACAATAATGTCAGCACAAGCACCAACATTAATAGAAATGAAAATACTGGTACAATGACAAATAACAATAATAATGTTAATACTTCAACAAGCACAAGTAGAAATACAAATTTAAATGTAAACAATAGTCAAAGTACAAATGTCAATCAGAATATCAATTCTGGAACAATGACTTATAACAATAATAATGTAAATCAAACAACAAGTACAAATGTAAACCAAAATAATAACACATCAACTGCAACAAATGTTAATCAAAACATTCAGTCAGGTGAAATGACCAATCGCAATATCAATGAAAGTACCGTCACACAAAAAGTTGTTCAACCTCCACCAACAGCAATCGCACCTGCAATGATGAGTATGGGCTCAGACCTTTGCGTGACTGGTGTTTCTGGTGCTACACAAACTCAAGTTTTTGGTTTAAGTTTTGGTGGTACAATGCGTGACCAAAATTGCGAAAGATTAAAACTTTCCAAAACACTATTTGACATGGGTATGAAAGTTGCCGCAGTTGCCACGATGTGTCAGGATCGTAGAGTATTTGATGCCATGATGGCAGCCGGTACACCTTGCCCATATGAAGGTTTGATTGGTGAACAAGCTAAAGTCGCTTGGGCTGCAAATCCGGACAAAATTCCTAAAGCTATAAGAGAATGAAAAATCTCTTTTTTGCTTTGATGGTTTTTTTATCATCAATTGCAACCGCTCAAACACTTGATCCAACTCAAGTTTACACCACAGGAAATGTGGTGCAACCGACTGTTTCTGGTACAAACACAACACCATGGGTCAATGGTGTTTATCAGGATAGTTTGACTTGTTGGGCTTCGGGTGATCCCGGATATTGTGGTCCAAATGCTATTGTCCGACCAGGCAATAATATAAATTTTTCATATGGTACTACAAATTTATATCAGATGCAACTTATATCCAGTCTTCTTCCAAATTCAGGAACAGGATTGCGTGTAAATGGTTATAATTTTAGTTTCACAGCGAAAAACGGTAATGGTTGGGACGATGGTCGAATTGACTATCTTAACGCTTATGTGAGTTTTTACGATTCAAAAGGATCAACTGTTTTCAATCGAAACTATGATTTAACATATAAGTTTGATTGGACCAATTTTAATTTTTCGGAAAACTTCACAACACCATTTGCTACAAAAGATTTAGGAAGTGTGCAATATGGTTTTGTTGGCCGAGACAATAATTTTTGGGCAGGGCCTTATGGACCTGAGGTTTACAATGTGAGTTTCAGTTTAAAGTATTCGGTTGATCCGTGTTTCAACAATCCATTGTATAGTCCAACTTGTCCTGGTTTTGCTGATGCTCTAGCAAAGCTGACGCCGCCTTTGCCAACAAGTACGACAGAGATTGTAACAAACACAAACACCACAAGTACAATGCCTCAGGCTCCAACGACCACAGTAACACAATCTCCGGTAACCGAATCGAGCTTAACTACAGTCGCTACACCATCTGTAACATTAACATCAACTGTAAATAATAAAGAAACAACTGTTAATTCTAATGGCGTTTCAATTGGTTTGAGTGTTGTTGCTAGAAATCAACAAAGAGAACAATCTATTGCAATGCAGGCTGCACAGAATGCTGTTGCTGCTGCCGAACAAACTGCACAGCAAGCGCAGCAAGAAGCGGTAAATATTGCTCAATCTTCAAGTTTAGCAAGTAGTCAAAGTCTTATTGGTTCTTCTTTAAGAATTAGTCCAGTTGCACAAAGAAGTGATCAGTCAAGTAATCAAATACAAACTACACAATCTTCTTCTGTTTCAACATTTACTCAGCCTAACATACAAACTTCTACCACAAGAGCAAATGATACAAATCGTTTTGGTTCAACAAATAGTGTTTCTCCAGATAATTCGATTGTACAATCCACGGTTACAACAAATTTGTTCCAAGAACAAACTCAAAATGCACAAACACAAATAATATATTCGTTATTGCCACCACAACAACAGTTACAAAATGCAACTACACAAAATTTTGTTCCAATATCAACCGAAACAACACAAGTTTCTCAAACTTCGTTTTCAACAAATCAACAATCAACTACTTCATCTTTCGAAATGTCTATGTCTGAATCTCAAAGATTTTTGACCGATAGAACAAATCCGATTAATCAAATAATAGAAGGTCGCGGTGTTGACTTACAAACAACAACATCTGTACAACCAAAAACAAGCGTAAACACAAATGTGTCTGATAATGAAATTGCTGGTGGTGTCAACATTTCTAGAATGGCAACAACACCTGTTGGTTATAATCAGTATTTGAATCTTGTCATTGCAGATGCGGCTTTTTATGCACCGAAAGAAATTTATAAAGGACAGAAAAATGTTGACAATGTTCGAGCATTAAGACAAATGAGTTCGGATAGATTACATCAAGAAATGGTCAACCAACAATATAAAAGGAATTAAAATGGGAGAAGAAATTAAAGACGTAAACAAAAAAATTGATGAAGCGGAAGCTGCTGTCAAAAAATATGCCAGCAAAGATACTGTCATCAGTGTTGGTGGTTACGAATTTACACCGGCAAAACTTATGATTGCATTTACTCTTGTCTCATCTTTATTGGGTGGTCTTTATGGTGTTTTTGAAGCCTACAAAGATTATATGGGAATGAAAAAGAAAATTGCCGAATATGTTTCACCAGATTTGTCGGATTTCGACAAACGACTTGCTGTTATTGAAGAAAACAGTCAAAAGACCAGTGATTACACTAGAGATATTAAAAATGATTTAAAGAGTGATATTCGTAGAAATGAATCTGTTACTGAACAAGTTGAGCGCTCAGTTAAACAAGCTCAAAGAGAAACCGAATCTGAAATGCGTGAAATGCGTAAGGCTGTTCGTGAGGATTTGGAGAAGGCTAGAACAGAAGCAAACAATATCCGTAGGGATATGGAACAAACACGCAAAGAAATCAATAGTGAATTTACCGCAGCTCGTCGTGAAATCAACAGAGAAGTTGAAACATTGAAGAAAGATGTTGACAGTAAGATTCAAAAGGCGATGGATAATCCATTGGCAAACAAATGATTGATCCAATTACAGCATTAGCCGGCATTCAGTCGGCAGTAGCGCTGGTCAAAAAAATATCAAAAACGGTAGACGATGTTTCATCGTTAGGGCCAGTTTTGGGTAAATATTTTGATGCCAAAAGCACCGCAACAAAAGCCGCAGTAGAAGCTAAGAGAAGTGGGACTAGTTCCAGTATGGGTGCAGCCATTCAAATTGAAATGGCCTTAGATCAAGCTAAACAATTTGAAAATGAATTGCAACTTCTTTTTATGCAAGCTGGAAAAATTGATGTTTGGAATAAAATAAAAGCAAGAGCTGCAGCAATGGACATAGAAGCTGCACATGAAGCTAGAAGGGCAAAAGAATTTGCAGCCAAAAGAAAAAGACAAATTTTAGAAGCAATAGAAATGTCTATTTCTATAACTATAATTCTTTTATTTCTTGTTGGACTTTTTTGGGGTGGTTACGAACTCATCCAATATTGTAATAATACAGGAAGTTGCGGGAGATAAATCTATGAAATATTTAATCTTATTACTTTCATTTACACTTGTTGCTTGCACGGATCCGGTAGAAAAATGCGTCGAAAAAAAACAAAAGAATTGGAGAGAAAATAATCCAAAGGCTGATTATGGAAAAGCCGCTTCAGCTAATGAAAAGTTTAGGAATGAATGTTTGGTGGGCACAAAAAAACAGTGACTAAGTAGAGTATACACTATGGAGATTTTAAATTGCTATACAAAATTATTTCTTTATTGTTGGTTTTCGCCGCATTTTATACTGAACCAGTTAACGCAACACAGCCTATTACCGCAAAAGCCTGGATTGTGTCAGACGAAAATGGCAAAATAATTGAAGGTAAAAATACAACTGATGTGAGGTCGATTGCCAGTATTACAAAATTGGTCACATCGATGGTTGTTTTAGATGCACAACAAGACCTAAATGAAAAAATAGGTAAGTTGACAAGGAAAGAATTGATACAATTGGCAATGGTGAATTCAAGTAATTCCGCGGCCGTAACATTATGTGAGAACTATCCTGGTGGAACTTCTGCGTGTATCTATAGTATGAATCTAAAAATGCGTATGCATGGCCTGGAACAGACCAGATTCGTGGAACCAACAGGTTTAAGTATAATGAATATCAGTACAGCTGAAGAACTGATTAAAATTGTAATGATGGCAAAAGATTATCCTGAAATTGTTGAAAGTAGTAAAATGCCATCAATAAAAATACAAACAACAAAAAATAAATTTTTAACCTACAACAATACAAATCCGTTGGTTCAACAATATGAATTTATTGTAAGTAAAACTGGATTCATAACAGCATCTGGTGGATGTATTGCTATGATGTTGACAAATGGAATCAGTCAACGAATTGTTATATTGTTGGGAAGCCAGAACACAAAAACAAGAATACCGGAAGCACTCAGTTTATTTAAATTGCATTCTTAGTGGTTGCGGGAGCAGGATTTGAACCTGCGATCTCCAGCTTATGAGGCTGGCGAGTTGCCACTTCTCCATCCCGCGCATTTGGAGCGGCGTCTTGGGTTTGCACCAAGCAAGTGAATTGGACATCCACTCTGTTCTACAACACACCGCATTTATGAATTAATTATAACAGAAAAATTTGTAGAGTCAAGAATTATTATGGTATATTTGGAGCGGGATACCAGAGTCGAACTGGTCACTAAACCTTGGCAAGGTTTCGTTTTACCGATAAACTAATCCCGCATACTACTATATATGGTGCGACTGGCCGGAATCGAACCGGCACGACCGAAGTCGAGAGATTTTAAGTCTCTTGTGTCTACCTATTTCACCACAGTCGCATATCTGGTCCGGCCGCCAGGAATCGAACCTGGATTGATTGCTTAGAAGGCAACTGTATTCTCCATTATACTACGGCCAGTTTATTTGGTGCCCCAGAGGAGAGTCGAACTCCTAAAATTTGGCTTCTAAGACCAACACGTATACCAATTCCGTCACCGGGGCTAAACTTTTACATCAATGTTTGTTTTGTTGTTTTCATTCGTATCAATTTTTGCTTTGTCATTATACACATAATAAGTCACAATGTCAACAACTTTTTTATCCGTCACAGGATCCACCAATGTTTTGTATACCGTTTCTTTAGTATAAACAGGCCAAATGGTAAAAAGTTTTTGGATGCTTTCTATGTACATTTTATCTCTCCTGGTGCCTCTTGACAGAATCGAACTGCCGTAACCGTCTTGTAAGGGCGGAGTTTTACCATTAAACTAAAGAGGCTTAAAATTTACTCAATGATAGCAATAATACTATCAATTGAAATTTTATAATTTTCTTTATCGATTTGAAGTGCTTTATTCCAATCCAACAGTACCTTGTCTGAAATCGACACATCAACAACATCAGGTCCAATATTCACTACGACACCATAATCGGCTTCATCACTTCTTTGCAAAATAATACCTGAACCTGTTGTCAGATTTTTTTCTGCACGTTTCACAATAACATTATTACCTAGTGGTTTCATAATTAATCCTTATTTTGGGGTGTCTAACGAGTACCGACCTCGTACCTACTCTTTCACAGAGAGCAATGCTTCCACTACACCATAGACACCATTAAACAACTTTTGCCATAGCCATCACATGTTTCAGTCTATCTGCTGCATATGAAGCAGCAAATGCTTTTGGTTTCACCATTGGTACAACATCACATGTACCTTTGATATAACCTATTGCTTGTTGCACCACGCAAGAAGAACCATAGTGCTCATCTGGATTAATATCCAGGTGAACTTCTACATGTCTATCTTCCAACACATCAATTAATTGGTGAAACAAATCTGCTACTTTATAAACTTCATTCATCAATCGCATAGCAGGTTTGCTTTTCTTGTGATCATAATCCAACTCACGATGAACTTCACCAAATATCTTACATCCATGTCGACCATCAATATGAACTACAACAGCAAGAGTGTAATCAGCATACCATTTACCATTCATATGAAATCTTTCCGAGTCTGCACCAAGGTAAATTTTAGTATCCGGACTTTGTGATTGAATAAAATCCTTAACCTCTTGAATGTTGAGTTTTAACATAATAAACCTTTCTATTGGCACCTCGCCAGGGATTCGAACCCCGACCAACGGTTTTGGAGACCGGTATGCTGCCGTTACACTAGCGAGATATACTCTTTATATATTGAGTTTCTTCATTGTTTCTAGTTAATTTATCTTCTACTTCTTCGTTTTTTGGTTCTTTATCTTTCTTAAAGATATTGTCCCAATTTTTTGAAAATTCTTCATGTGAGACACTATACGGTCTCGGTGAAGAACCTTTACCTCCATCCGACATATTATTCTCCTTATATTTAATCGATGGTACCGACAGGTGGGATTGAACCACCGACCAACGCCTTATCAAGACGCTGCTCTACCGCTGAGCTATGTCGGTGTGAAATTTGGTGGTGATAGTAGGATCCGAGCCTACAACCGTCTCCGTATGAAGGAGGTGCTCTACCAGTTGAGCTATATCACCATATGCTCTGACGGACCCTGGCGGTAATTATAGTGCATCAAGCCTGCAGGCCATCACTTGCACCTTCCACCCGCTTCCCAACAGGTCCCGTTCTCGCATTGCCAGCGCTGGTTCGGTAGGACCAGAACCACCCTGTAGACGTCATCTACCTTCTCATCGTCCGGGTCAGACTAGCCGTTGACGAAACGGCACGTTCTTGGTGGACCGCTGGAGGATCGAACTCCAACCTCCGCCGTGCAAAGGCGGCGTGCTCCCATTATCACTAGCAGCCCAAAGTCTGGTGCCCCCACCGTGAATCGAACACGGACCTGATGCTTACAAGGCAACTGCACGACCTTCATGCTACAGGGGCTTTTTAATATGGTCGGGGTGGTGGGATTCGAACTCACGACCTCCTGCTCCCAAAGCAGGCGCACTAACCAGGCTGTGCTACACCCCGAAAAAACTGGCTCCCCAGCGTGGGATCGAACCACGGACCAACAGATTAACAGTCTGCTGCTCTACCGCTGAGCTACTAGGGAATTGAACCATTATATATGGCGGCCTCAATGAGGCCATGGTGGAGAACCAGGGATTCGAACCCCGTATGCCTGAGGCGACAGATTTACAGTCTGCTGAAGTCACCAATGCTTCTCGTTCTCCTTATTTGGTAGGACGTGCGGGGTTCGAACCCACGACCAATAG